ATTCACCACCTGCTGCATGTTTAAAAGCTCTAATTAAAAATGCTTCAGGAGCTTGTGTAATAGCTGTACTAAACAAAGCAAACGAACTATTACTTCTACGTTGACCTGTTAAGTCTCTAAAGCTATTAGGGTATATAGCTATAGTTGGTCTTGCTTTTGCACTTGGTAAGTTTTTTAATTCCTCTGACTGTAAATCTAATGTAGAACTAGGCTTTATATCTTGTGTTAATACTAAGTCTTGATTCTGATTTAGTACAGCACAACTAGAAAGTAAAACTACCGATAGGCAAAGATATAGTTGTCGTATTCCCATCACTGTCCGTTATGTTTAAAGTTATTATTCCATCGACAACACTATACTCTATTCTGTTGCCCTCTAATTCTAGTACGCCATTATCACTCGGAGTCTCACCAAATAAATTTTCTACTAACTGTCTAGATAATTGTGCATATATTCTAGATTCTAAATTTCTTATAAATCTTGCAAGTGTTGTATTCTCTTTGTCTCTTTCTATCTGGTCTTGTAAAGCTTTTATCTCTGCCTTTAATGCTTCTTTACGATTGAACTCTTGGTTCTGAATTGTAAGATAATGTGATGAAGTTCCTATACCACTAAAGCTAGGACTATTAAACTTAAATACTATTTCATCTGCAAAGAGTTTAGAGTTGCCCCAGAAAGCTAACAACATAAATCCAAATACTAATACCTGTACTATAGAAGCAACAGTAATTTGTTTCATCGGATGTATATCTACAATCTTTTCTATCCAAGACTCACTTGGAGAAAGATTAACTACTTGTAATATTTTTTTATCAATCTTTTCTCTGGTCATCTCTATCTGCCTTTGCTAATCTATCGGTATGCATTAACTGTGGTACACCCAGTATAGTTTTAAGAAGTGTATCTTGTCTGATTATCTCATTATCTACAGACCTAACTCTATCTATAAGAGCTACTAAGATACCGTGTTGTGAATCTAGTTTTGCTCCTAACCTTGATTCTATTTCAGATATTTGAGCAGATACTTTTTCATCAAGTACATCTACTTTAGTTTCCATACCATCAATTATTTTGTTAATAAGTTTCCAGATAAACATACCTAGACCTATAGCTGCTGCTATTGGAAAACCTACTTCATTAATTAATTGAACTACAGAATCCATTAGTCTTTAGTAGTGTTAGAAGCTCCGAAGTAAAAAGATATAACAGCACTTGCCAAACCACCAAGATATCCAAGTACAAGGTTTATAAGGGCTTCAGAGTTCTGCTCTGGTGGTTGTAAAGTAACAAGGAATATGTATCCCATGAATCCACCTACAACAGATATACCCATGATACGGGCTGTCCAGTCTTTACTGAACTTATTCCTAGCGTCTTGTCCATCTTGTGTTTCTAATTTAAACACATCTACTTCAAGCTCTTTCATCTGTACTTCAAAAGCTTGTTCAGCTTTTTTAAGTTCTAACATTTGTTCAGGTGTAGCTTCAGCTATTCCTTTCTCTATAGCTTTTGGAGTATTAGGAACACCTAACACTTCTGATATCATATTAGCTGCCATTCCTCCCATCGGTCCACCCAAGGCAGTTCCTAATGTAGGTGCAACAGCTCCAACTATGTTTTTTAATAATGCTTTCATTTCAGGCTCCTAATACCATTTCTTGTAATTCTTTACTTCTTCTACCAACTTGCCCATACCAACGACTGTCTTCCATTTGTATAGCCATTTCTTTCCAGTTATGTTCTCTACAAGCTTTTAACATGTTACGAAACTTTGAAAGTCTTGAACCTCCTAAGTTAAAACACATGTTTACTAACACTCTTTGTATAACTTCTGGTAACTTTTCAAAGTCTTCCTCGCTACCAAATACATGTATGGTTTCTTTATAATGCTTTTCAAAGTCATCTTCATAGTACATGTCTACAACTTCTTGTGTGACAGGTGTGCCAACTTCCCAATTATATTCTGGGTCGTTAGGTTGGCAAAGGTGTCCAACTCCAAGAGTTTTATAACCTAAACTATCCATATAAATTTCTAACACTTCGCCTTCGTGTCTCTTTATTTCAGCTTTACAAAGTTCTATATCCATATTATTTTCCTTTTACTTTTACCATATCTTCTATTAAAATATATGTTGGCTCATCTTCCAATCTATTTTTTGTTCTAACTACTTTTATATTATTATTATCTAAAAATTTTCTTACAGACGGACCCACATCGCTTATATAATTTTTTTTACCTAAACTATTTTTAAAATAAGTTAATTCTCTAGCTTCTTTTCTAGAACTTTTAGAATTAATATTTTTCTTTGCATTTTTTATTGCACTTTCTAAAGACTTTACAAATTTTTTCGGAGGTCTATTAGAGTTTATAACTTTATTCTTACCAAGATTTATAATATTTTGAATAGATGAAATATCTGAAGTGTCTATAGGATATTGCCTTCCTTGAAAACCATAATCAGAAGACAGTCCTCCACGCTTAGAAGTATAAATAGCACTTTGCAATCCTTCATTAGGTTTAGAAACCATAGCATTTGCAGCTTTTATTTCTTTTAAATTTTTTACAGAACTACCGTGTATAACTTCTTTTGGCATAGTTGCTTTTTGCACAACCTCTTCTCCAACTTCTTTTAAACCTTTACCAAATTTAAAAGCTCCTAATCCTAATACAACATCTGCTATTGGAGATACTCTTTTAAGTCCTTGGTCTTCATCATATATTCTTGTTAGTCCTTCTACATCTCCACCATCTTGAAAGTTTTCTCTTTCTGCATAAGGTTCTTGAGTAATAGGGTCAACCCTTTCTGAAGCGTTTTGTTTTGTATTTGAAACTTCTGGACCACTTATATATTCTTCTCCTACTAACCCGCCTAAAGATTTAGGAAGTCTTTCAGATTTTAAAAACTCTAAAGCTTCTCTTTCAGTTTTTGTATATTCATCATCTAACTTTAAAAGTGGTAATCTTCTTAGTTGAATATACATGTTGTCTAAAGTAGCTTCTATTTTAGCTCTATTAGCATTAGGGTGCATAGCCATAAAATCATCTAGATTTTTTTGAGAAACTACTAAAGGTACAAAGTTTGCTGTAGAATAATTTAAATCAAATAATTCTGATACCTCTTCTTTAGATAATCCTCTGTCTTTTAAAACATCTTTAATTTTTTTATCTGTTAAGTTATATCTTTTTGCAGTTCCTTTACTTTCTCTTACATCGTCTATTCTCATTAACTGTTTAAGTCCGTAAATGGTATTATATGTATCAACATATTGTCTATAGTATTGTTTATTACCATCTAAAAACTGGTCATATAAATCTTGTTCTGTTATAGGATTCTGCAAACTATTATAATTATTAGTTATCATATCTTTACCTATACTTGCTTCACTATTAAATAAGTATAATTTTTGATTTAATTTTTTTAATAAGTTTTCTTGGTTGATAGGCTTGTAATTAAATCCAGTTAAGTTTCTATATACTTCTAAATCAAAAGGTTTTGATACTCCATACTTATCTTCTGCACCACCGGCTGCTACAAAATTATTTTTTATATTATCAAAGAAAGCAGGTTCTAAAGCATTATCTAAAATATGTTTTACTCCGGCATTTACATTATTCATTTTTGTACTAAAAGTTTTATTACGTGTAGGGTTCCAGTCTTTAATCATAAAGCCATCTTTAGTTTTACCATCTCTAACAAATATATCTGCTAGAGTAGATGATAAAATTGTCTCATCTACAAAAGGAGTTGCTATAGAAGTTAATGCTTTAGTGTAAGCTTCTAATATTTTATTATCTAATTCTTCTTCAACAACATTTCCAGTTCCTATTATATCCATAAAAGGTTTTAAAAATGCATCATTTACAGGGGCATCGGGGTCTATATATTTGACATCTACAAATAATAAATCTCCTGTTTTATCATGTGTGTCATACACCCAATTATCTCCATGATAATCTTCTTTCATAATATTTTTAATATATTTATCTTCGTCTTCTCCTACACCTGCAAGTTTTAAAGAACCATAAGAAACACCTAATGCTCCAAAATTACCTACTGTAGTTTTAGCACCTAGTCTTTTCCAACCTCTTATATTTAAAACTTTATTGTCAGATGAAATTTCTTTAGCAGCTTGTTTATAAGTATGGTAAGTATTTCTAAATCTTTCTGCGTGAAATGAAAAGTAATTACCTATTGGAGAATAACGTAAAGCTCTATAAGCAGCAGGAACCATGTCGTAAGTTGGCATAGTGTTTCTAACAAGGTCTGCAGCTTGTTGTTCTAAGTCTGCAATAGACCTATCTGGAAAAGCTTTACGAAGTGTATTTAATTCATTTTCAAAAACTGCAATCTTCCATATATCGTCTTCAGCTACATATGCTCTTTCAATTCCTTTATATGCTTTTCTTAGTGATAAACCACCCTCGGTTACAGAAGCATCTAATATTTTATTAGCATATCCAGCAACTCCTGTTTTTTCTGCTGAAGTTATTAAAGCTCTTATATCTCCTATTTTAGCATTTTGATTAACAATACCTAAACTTAAATATTTATTATATAAGTTAGTTAAATCTTCATCTGTTCCTTTTTTAACATTGTTCCATGCAACTTGTATAGCATCCCAACTTTGTTTTTTAAAAGGATTTAAACCATTACTCATCATTATAATTCCACTACTTTGAAAGTTTCTTTCGTGAGTAACATTATTTAAAACAGTTTTAGAAGCTTGTGAAAATCCTTTAGCAGCATACATAAGTTTTATACTATTACCAAGTTTGTCAAATACTGGATTATCTAAACTCTTAAATGTTACACCTAAAGGTTGTAAGAAATTTAAAGCCATTGTTTCTGTAGTCCACATACCATCTAAAGCACCAAACTGTTTACCTTTTATTTGAGTATTAAATTGTCCTACAGGTCCAACTTTTTCAGGATATAAATATTTATTTTCTCCAAATATTCTAAGCTTTTCAAATGTATTTTGTTTATATAAAAAATCAGATAGTGTATTTATTGTGCTAAAAACTCTTGTTGATGTATTATCTTCTTTACCTAAAAGATTCTGTATTTCTTTTGCTATATTTTTTTTCTTATCAAATATAATTTTACTGTCTTTACCAGCGTTTATAGTATTTACAAATTGAAAAAAGTCATCACTATATTTAGCATCTCTTAGTATATTATTAACAGAAGCTTCTGCTTTTTGTTTTACTATTTTTTTATATCTATCTGGATATTCTGCTTTTAAATAAGATAAAGCACCATTTTTTCTTTCTACAGATTTTAAATATTTACCATATATATAATTTACTGCTGAGTCTTTTACTTCATCAGATGGTTTATAATTAGGGTCTTCAAACTTTTTATAAGTTGTTCTTAAATAAGTACCTAAGTTTTCTTTAATAGCTTTACGTAATTCCTTGTCTACCCCTCTACTCTGACCTATCATTTCAGAAAGCTCATCAATAGTATCACGAGTTTCTTTAGCAGTTTTTCTCATGCTTTCAGGAAGAGTTACAATTTCTTTCCCTCCAAATAAATAACCATCAAATAAATCATCTAATTGTTTTTCACTTAAAGTACTATCAGCAGACTGTGCTATTGTTTTAATTTGAGAATTAATAGATGTCATTAAATACTCACCTTTAGCAGCCCAAGCTACTTGAGCATTCTTATTGAGATTCATCATCTTATAAGCTTTAGGAGTAAGTGTTCCTTCAGACCTAAAGAAACCTCCCCATACAGCGTCTAGCCCTCTTACTACAGGATTATCACTAAATCTCCATAGCTTTAAAACATCATCACTTTCAGGTCCTCTAAGTTCTTTAGGTGTTTTAGCACTTATAGGACTTTCTTCTACAGTTGTTTTAACTGTTTCTATAAATTCTTTTTTCTTTTCAGACGATGCAGTATTTTTAAAGTTTTTAAAGTATTTAAACATTTCTTTACTGCTTCTAAAAGCTTTACCACCATAACGTAAAACTCCTCCTACCGCACCTGCAGTAAATAAACCATCAAACAGTAAAGCAATTCTGTTTTCCCCTTCAGTCTTATTAGCATCAGCACTAACATAATCAACAAGTTTTGTTAGCATTCCTTTATCGTCTCCTATAAAGTCTCCTAACATATTACCAATAACAGCTTCTTCTGGAGTCATTGATACTTGCGAACCTATTTCACCAGCTACTAAATACTTACCTACGTCATATCTTCTGTTGTATTA